CGGGAGCAGGATGGCAAACGCCCGACACAATGGATCAAGGCGGCATTCTGGGGCAGCCGGGCAGAGAAGTTGCTGCCCTACATGACCAAGGGATCGCAGGTGCATGTGGTGCTAAGTGAGCCGCACATTGAGACCTATGACAAAAAGGATGGCAGCGGCCAGGCTACATCGCTGCGAGCCAGGGTCATGGATGTCGAGTTGATTGGTGGCCGGTCTGAGCAGACACCCCATGAGAAGGCTAAAGCGGACGGATACCAGCCGCAGAAGTCGATCAATAACCTTGATGATGACATTCCGTTCTGATCATGGCTGCAAAAATTAAGTGCTGGGCATTGAAGAACAGATATGGCAATCTACTGTGGAAGCCCCAGGTCGAGGTGGACGAACCGGCCCGCACCTGGCTATTCCGAACCCGGAAGGCAGCCCTGCAAAGTCTGGCGCAGGCCAACACGGCAAGCGGCGATTTTTACAAGGATGCCAATCCGGTAAGGGTTCAATTGATCGTGAGGGAGGTAGGCGAATGACTTACTTTGTCGCACATCTTGCAGCGCAGCAGGTCTGGATTTTTTTGCTAATAATGTTGACAATACCGGCTGTAGTTATTTTTAGGGACATCCGAAATGATAAAAGAAAAACCCGCAGCGCTCCGCGAGGCTATTGAGATGGCGGGCAGCCAGACCAAATTGGCCGTTGTGTTGGGCATTCACAAGTCCAACATCAGCCAATGGGTCAGGCGTGGCCGTGTACCATCAAAGCACGCAATCGAGATGCAGCGGCATTTCGGTATTGTTGCTATGCGATTCAATGAGCAGGTAGAATCCTAATCAACGCGCTGTGGAAAGCGCAATGCGGGTCAGATATTCAGTCTCCATTGGGCTGGTCTATCTGACCGAACTAAACCCTTAACTGGGCTGACCTGCCGGAATTTCCACCGGATAGGCCAGCACCTATGGAGATTGTATGCATTACTATCAATTCAACATCGGTGACTATACAAGTCACACGAAGCATCTGTCCCTAATTGAGGATGCTATCTATCGCAGGCTGTTGGATCTCTACTATTTACACGAACAACCGTTGGACGAATGTCCAACAGTCGTTGCGCGTTTGATCAACGCCAGGGGCCACGAAAAGAAAGTGGCTGCCATCCTTCAAGAATTTTTTTCTCCTGCGGGGGGTGGGGGGTGGGTGAGTGAGAGAGGCCAACAGGAGATTGAGCGCTACCACCATAAGATTGAGGCAGCGTCTAGGGCTGGGAAGGTTTCTGCTCAACGGCGGTCTAACGAGCGTTCAACAGTCGTTCAACCAACCAATAACCATAAACCATTAACCAATAAACAAATAAAAACTATAGGCGCAGAAGCGCCTTGTGAAGTTGAGGCAAAGGTCTGGGAGGATTTCTTAGCAATCAGAAAAGCCAAGAGGTCACCATTGACCAGCACGGCCCTGGAGGCCATCAAGCGCGAGGCTAACAAAGCAGGCTGGACATTGAACCAGGCAATCACCGAATGCGTTGCTAGGGGCTGGCAAGGGTTTAAAGCGGAGTGGGTAAACAAGGCCCAGGGCAAGCCAGAGAAGTTTGATCCATTTGCATTTGTCAACAAAGGGAGGGAGCAGCATGTCGTTATTGACATCACTTCAGGCCAGTAATTGGCTGGCAGTCCATCCGAAGTTAGGCATCAGCCTGATGGATCACCTGTTCAACCGATTGGAAGGGCTGTATCCCAGCCGGTGGCGGGCCGCATTTAGCAGCGAGGGACAGATCCAAAATTGGCGCGAAGTGTGGGCAGAGGCATTCATTGAGGACGGGATTACCCCTGCGGCCATCCAAACGGGCCTTGCTGCGGTTCGTAGGAAGTATCCCTGGCCGCCATCCCTCCCAGAATTTCTAGCGGCGTGTAGGCCCGAAATAGAGCCAGAGAGGGCATATCACGAAGCGATAGTGGGAATCAGGAGTAGGGAATGCGGAAAAAAAGGGGAGTGGTCGCACCCGGCAATCTTCTGGGCGATGACCTATTTGCAGTACGAATTGAGGAGCAGCAGTTACCCGCAGGTCAAAACCAGGTGGGAGATTGCGCTGGAGCGGGAGATCAAAAAGAACCAATGGCCGGAGATACCGGAGCCGATGACAGCGCTGCCAGCGCCACCGGAGAAGCCAGCAGATCCGGAGGCAGCGGAGCGAGCCAGGCAGATGATCAGAGAATTTGTCCAGGCTGCGAAAGCCGGGCGGGTAGGCGGTGGGGGCAGTACCGATTAAGTTGCCTAGAGTGCTGCGTGACGCTGGTGGAATCCACCAGGCCGAACAAGAAAGCAGCCAATGGCATGTTGTGGTGCATCGAAAAGCATAGGTCTTTTACCAGGGAGCAGGTGTTGGACGAGATCAGGCGGAGGCAGGAATGATTGACATTGCGCTGTGGGTGGTGGTGGTTGCGTTGATCTGGGTGGGCATTGGAATGTGGAGGGGAGAATGAAGCAGATATTTGTGATGAGCCACCGGCAGGCCAGAGACCGGGCAGTTGAGGCGGTACGGTTGGCAGGCGATGGGTATGTGGTTACGGTGTCGGAGCCAAAGCGCAGCCTGGCTCAGAATGCTTTGATGTGGGCGTTGCTGACAGATTTGGCAGAACAGGTAAACTGGCACGGCAGCAAGTTGACAGCAGAAAATTGGAAGGATGTTTGCACGGCAGCGCTCAAGCGCCAGGATGTTGTGCCTGGGATTGATGGTGGATTTGTGGTGCTGGGGACATCTACTAGCAAGATGACAAAGTTAGAGATGAACGAGTTGATTGAATTCATCTACCATTTTGGATCAACGAAGGGAGTGCAATTTAGTGAGCAGTACCCAGAAGAAGTTAGCGAAAATCACGCATAAGATTGCGTCAGATTTTGGAATTAGGTATTGCAGCAATTGCAAAATTGACAGAAATAACAAGGATGGCATGGACATAGTTTTCCCAGGCGGGCTGAGATACAGGTGGATATGCAAAGAATGCAAGGACAAGCGTGGCAACAAGACCTGAGATCCGTCATATGGGCCGGGTTGCCGAATTGCCGTGCGTACTATGCGGAGCGCATGGGGTACAAGTTCACCATATCCGAGAAGGCCAGGGTATGGCACAGCGAGCCAGTAATTGGCTGGTCGTACCGCTCTGTCCTAGTTGTCACACCGGGCCGTTGGGTGTGCATGGCGATAAAACCATGATGCGGATAAACAAGATGACCGAATTGGACATGCTGGCTAAGACCATCGAGGCATTGAGTTGGAAGTAATTTACCCGTGGCCCAGGTCAATACTTAGCCCAAATGCCAGGGCGCATTGGGCAGCGGTAGCAAGACAAAAGAAGTTGTATCGGTACGAGTGGTACATGTTGACACGCCAGGCTAATGTTCCCAAAATTACCCACAATGACCGGGTGGTGCTGGACATATTATTTATGCCGCCAGACCGGCGGGCGCGAGACCTGGACAACATGCTGGCATCGATCAAGTCTGGGCTGGATGGCCTGGCTGATGCGTTGGAGGCTAATGACCGGCGGTTTAGGTATGGCCTGATTGATGTGGCCGATGATGTTAGGGGAATGGTCAAAGTAAAGATTTACTAGCGCGGGTTGGAGAAGTGGTTATCTCGCCGGTCTCATAAACCGGAGGACGGTGGTTCAAATCCACCACCCGCTACCAGTTAGGTGGCCTGGTATCCGTGATGCCAGACATCGCCCATTATGAGGGCTGCCGGGTCACCGCCTATTGTGGACAAGTTGTCAACAGCGGTAGAATGGAGGTCAAGATGAAAGGTTTGTACGCCAATATCCATGCCAAGAGGGCGCGTATCGCTGCCGGATCTGGCGAAAAGATGAGATCACCTGGTGATCCAGGCGCACCCACGGCCAAAGCATTTAGGGAATCGGCCAAGACCGCCACAAGCATATTGCGCCCAGAAAAGAATCCTGGGACTAAGAGATTGAAGGGTTAACCATGCCAAGCAAGTCAGCAGCGCAGGCCAGGATGATGGCCGCAGCAGCCCATGATCCCAAGTTTGCCAAGAAGGTTGGCGTGCCGCAGTCAGTAGCCAAGGATTACAACAGGGCAGATACTGGCAGCAAGTTACTAAGCCGGGCTATGAGAAGCAAAAGTCCAGGCACAAAAGCATTGAAAGGTAAGTGATGGCAGGCAGACCACCAGAATGGCCGGATTGTGTTGACAAGGCGCAGGGATACATCAACGGTGACTACAAAACAGCCGGGGATGTGGTTCCTACCGTGGCTGGATTGGCTATTTACCTGGGCAAAAGCCGGGAGACCATGTACGCCTGGGCCAAAGAACATGAGGCATTTTCTGACATCATTAGGAAATTACTATCGATTCAGGAAAATCGATTGATAAATGGTGGCCTGGCTGGTGACATGAATAGCACGATCACCAAGTTGCTGTTGAGCAAACACGGCTACAGCGATAAGCAGGAAACCGAGATAACGGGTAAAGATGGCGGGCCTCTGCAGGTCGAGGAAGTAAAGCGGACAATTGTCGATCCTAAACATTGATACGCCTAGATGGGCGCTGCCGTTACTTAGTCCCAGCCGGTATAAGGGCGCATGGGGTGGCCGGGGGTCTGGCAAGTCTCATTTCTTTGCTGAGATGATGATCGAGGAACACATACGGAACCAGGCCCAATCCTCGGTCTGCGTTCGGGAGATCCAGCGTACCCTGAACCAATCAGTCAAG